CAACATTAAAGATGGATTTTATAGAGAATAATACCATTGCTACTATTTAACACTATTTACTTTTGAACATTTTCAGTGTATAGGAGAACCTAACGAATGTCGATTAAAAATTATAGATTTGTTTCCCCGGGAGTTTTTGTTAACGAGATTGACAATTCTCAAATCCCTGCTTCTCCCGCAGGCATCGGCCCGGTTATTATTGGCAGAGCCGCAAAAGGTCCTGCATTACGTCCCACCCGCGTTGACTCATTTGAAGAGTTCGTGAGCGTCTTCGGCGCGCCAGCACCCGGCGGCGCCGGCGGCGACGTCTGGCGCACAGGTAACGACACGACTGCGACCACCTACGGTGCATACGCAGCCCAAGCTTATCTTCGTAATAGTTCTCCCATAACTTACATTCGACTACTTGGCACCCAGGCCGATGGTTTCACGGCGAATTCCGGAGAGGCCGGCTGGGACAAGAAAAACGCTTGGGGTCTCCTTGTAGGTGAAGCCCCTGGCAATGCCGGCGGCCAGCGCCCCTGGCGCCAAGGCGGCTTTGATTTTGTCCTCGCGGGTATTATATATGCTCCTGAAGGCGTCTCAGTTGCTCTGAGTGGAAACGTCGCGCTCACCGGTGCTGCCGCCCCAACGATCGGCGGAGCCGGCGTCCAAGGATCAAGCTGGATTGTGGCTGACACCGGAACGGCGAAGCAGTTTAAGATTGTTATGACTGGTTCCGGCCCCGGCGCCGGCGGAAGTACCACTAGTGTCGTCAACTTCGATCGTACAAGTAGTCGGTACATCCGAAAGGTCTTGAACACCAACCCGCAGTTAACGAACGCCGGCATCACAGATGCATCGAACCGTTTAAACTACTGGCTTGGTGAGACATTTGATCGCCACTTGGCCTCGAACATCACTGGCTCCACTACCTGGGGCGCTGTTGTTCGTATCAACAACACCGCCGGCGCCGCCAACGGCTCTGCCGGAAATCACCAAGCATCCCTACAGTCCGCACAGACGCCGCAGATTATTGCCTGTCGTACAAGCAATAACCCATCATCCCGACCCCTCTTTAAGTTCGTTGCCCTCTCCCAGCCCGGAGAGTGGAGCAATAGAAACCTCAAAATTTCCATTCAGGATATCAAGAGATCTCCAGACAACGATAGTGACTATGGGACATTCTCGGTCGTCGTCCGTCACCTCCGTGACTCAGATAACGTCGTCCGCGTTATAGAGCAATTTAACAATTGCGATCTGAATCCTGACTCCTTAAATTATATCGGCCGCAAAATTGGAACACGGTATACTACGTGGGACGCTACGGAACGCCGCTACGTGGCCAAAGGCGACTGGGACAATATTTCTCAGTATATTCGAGTCGACATTAGTTCCGACGTCGCCGCAGGCCTCACATCCGCTGATCTACTTCCCTTCGGTTTCCAAGGCATCGTAAAGTATGCCGACGATCTGACCATCACGGCTGCCACTGCGGCGTCCACATGGCTTACAGGATCCACCGATTATGATCACCCGACACCGGACATCACCCCCGGCGGTACGCTTCTTCGCACCGCCGGCGGCGCCGCAGGCTGCTCGGCTGCTGTATTCTACCCGGCCCCAGAACTCCGCGTCTCGGCGTCTCAGGGCAACTTGCCCGCTAGCACCGATGCCTACTTCGGATACCAGACTACAACGACCGCCGGCGGATCTGTGTTTGCTCCATCCAACATCGATCTCTTGCGCCCACGTGGTGCGATCGTGGCCTCCATGTTCGGCACGGACGCTTCAACAGAGCGCTCGATCACTTTCACGCTCGATGATATATCGGGATCGCAGGGTAGCTGGATCAGTGGGTCGTTTACTAAGTTAACCCGACCGACCGCTGGTGGCGGTCAGTCGCTCACACGCGTCGACGGTCTAGTAGCCGGCGTCCTTGACGCAGGCTTCGACCGCTTCACGGTCCCCATGTACGGTGGATTCGATGGCACAGACATCACTGAGATGGACGCCTTCGCAAACCGCAATCTTAGTGGCGCCCCCACCGACAAAACGAATTATGTTTTTAACTCGATACGTCAGGCAATTGATTCGGTTGCAGATCCCGAAATGGTGGAAATGAACATGGCATCTATTCCCGGGCTTACGCAAGAGGGTCTCACCACCAATCTCGTACGCCTTTGTGAATCTCGTGCGGACGCCTTGGCCGTTATCGACCTCCCGGACGCATTCCAGCCCCGCGAGGAAGGCTCCGCCATCGACCGGCTTAACACTCAGAGCACAATCAATACCATCGTCAATGGGCTGCGTACGCGTAACCTCAATTCGTCGTATGGTTGTGCCTATTATCCCTGGCTTAGAGCCCGCGACACCATCAATGGCGCCTTTATTTGGGTACCCCCCTCTGTGGCTGCTATTGGTACCTTCTCGAGCTCACAGCGCAAGACACAGGTCTGGTTCGCACCAGCCGGTTTCAACCGCGGTGGGCTTACTGAGGGCTCTGCGGGTATCCCGGTGGTGGACGTTGCCCATCAGCTTCGCCGCAAGGACCGTGATGACCTGTACGCCTCGAATGTTAACCCCATTGCTAAGTTCCCCAACGAAGGCATTGTAATCTTCGGTCAGAAGACCCTCCAGGTTACTCCTTCCGCGTTGGACCGCATCAATGTACGTCGCCTGATGATCTTCGTTAAGAAGCGCATCTCGCAGATCGCGTCGCGGCTCCTCTTCGATCCCAATGTGCAGCAGACATGGTTGCGCTTTAAGGGTCAAGTGGATCCCTTCTTGGCTAACGTGAAGACAAACTTTGGTTTGTCGGATTATAAGGTGGTTCTCGACGAGACCACCACCACCCCGGACCTCGTAGATCAGAACATTATGTATGCGAAGATCTTCCTGAAGCCCACCCGTGCTATTGAATACATTGCGATTGATTTCAATATCACACGAACCGGAGCATCGTTTGATGATTAATCCATCAAGGTCCGGTTTGTTTTGGCGAATGAGACTAATTAAACTAGATATAGCAGGAGACTTATAACAATGCCATTTTGGACAAGCGCACTATCAGAGCCTAGGAGAGCACATCGCTTTCTACTTACGCTCCCCAATCTTGTTAGCACCGTAGAGGGCTATCAATATGAACAATATCTTGCTAAGCTGGCCGCAAAGCCATCGTACTCGATTACGGAAGTTTCCCATAAGTTCTTGGGTAACACTTACTACTACCCCGGCACAGTTGAGTGGCAGCCCATCGACGTTACTATTGTTAATGCTATCAATCCTGATGGCAACAAGCTCTTAATGGATGCTCTGACTAACTCTGGTTATCTCCTGCCTCCCGATCAGGAAGATGTCTTTACCAACCCTGCGCAGGCCCCCGGCACCATCAATAAGGATTCTTCGGTGAATGCTCTTGGGGATGCTGTTATCGAGGAACTCAACGGCCAGGGCGGCCTCATTGGCACCTGGATCCTTAAAAATTCCTTTCTTACAAAGGCCTCATTCGGCAATTTAGACTATGCTAGTGATGAAATCCTTAACATTGAGATGGGAATCAGGTATGATTGGGCTGAGTACACTGTCGGGCCTGCAGTTGCAGCTGCCGCCGGGAGCTAGTTAAACAGAAAGAAGGTGATTTGTGGCTAGAAGAAATAATAGGGACCGCTTGAAGGCCCCCACACAAGATACAACCACACCCGCAACCACAACAACGAATACAGATGACCTGTTTTCGTTTGTTAACCCCACAGAATTCGTGTCTTTGCCCAGCGAAGGTCGTTTTTACCCTGAAGGGCACCCGTTGCATAACGTGGACACAGTAGAAATTAAACATATGACGGCGAAGGAAGAAGATATCCTCACGTCAGAGACTTTGTTAAAAAAGGGGGTTGCCATTAATCGGATGGTTGCGTCCGTCCTGATTGATAAAAAGATAAAAGTTGAAGATTTACTTTTGGGGGATAAAAACGCAATTTTGATTGCCTCCAGAATTACTGGTTTTGGCCCGTTTTATGAGGTATCCACTAAGTGCCCCTCCTGTGCCAAAACCGAAGAAACAACTTATGATCTGCGCAACATCCAGGAGAAAGAGCTTCCTGAAACTCCCGAAGGAGTGGAGGTGCTGGACAATGGGTGTTTTGTCATAACCCTACCCACGGCAGATGTAAAGATGACTGTGCGGTTGCTCACCGCTCAGGATGAGGAATCCTTTCAGACCAATATCGAGAATAAAAAGAAGCTTAAAAAAGAGTCCACCGTTGTCACTGATTTGCTAAAAGCAATCATTGTCGCAGCCAATGAGCACACTGATCGTGATATTATAAATCAGTTTGTGGATGTCATCCCCCTCCGCGATGTAGCATATTTAAGAAAACAATATGACCAGGTTAAACCCGGCATGGACATTAATTTTGATTTTGAGTGTTCCACCTGTAGCTATGCCGGAAAGGTGGTGATGCCTATGACGGCAGAATTTTTTTGGCCTGGGCCCTAGATACCAAGAAGGAATGTATGAGGAGTTTTTTAACCTCAAACATCATGGCGGGTGGTCTTTCACTGAACTCTACAACCTTCCAATTGCATTGCGCCGCTGGTTCCTTACGCGGCTTACTAAAGAATTTGAGCGCGAGGTTGAAGAGGCTAAGAAGGTCTCCTCAAAAAGTTAAACACTTCTTTTCATTTAAAACTAGTTATATTTAAGGAGCGACGCCCTTATGACTACTATGAAAAAAGACACTATAAACTTAAATCAAAAAGAAGTTCCTCTAACCGAGAGAATACGTGCTTTTAATAAGTTTGCCGGTCAGACCCAGAAGGCCCTTCTCGACCTTTTTATGGGAGGTGTTGATATTCCCTTTCACATATCGGGCACACAGGGTCAGATAGACTCCTTTATGAAAGTGCTTTCTCGGGAGAAACGCTATATGGACTCATATCGAAGGAATGGTCTTAATGACCCGCGTACTCTTAATTCGCGTCACTCCCTGGCCGCTGCAGTCCAACGTTTTGAGGGTGAAACCGGTTTACGGTGGCCCTTTAAAAACTAAAGGAGGATTTTAAATGGCGGAACTTACTAACGAAACAGTCCAACGACTTAATAAACTCCTGGAGCA